ACGTGCGAAGTTACACACGTCCTGCTCCGGTATTGACCGTCTTGTACGTCTCGAGGCTAGCAGCTTCGGCAGATTCACTGGCTTCTGATTTCCAACGGATCGGCATCGGTGTACTTCCTTATGTACGATCCATTTGCTCGATGCTGTAGCGAATCTGACCAGTACGCGGAACGATTGCGTTCAGGTGGATACGCTTGGCGATCATCATTGGATCAACGTAAACGTCCAGAATGGTATCGCCAGAAGCGATCAACTCAGGAGTGTTGTTCGAGCTATCGCAGATGATTTCGTAACCGTAAAGGCCACGACCGCGCTTGATCGGTTCGAGAATGTCCTCTGCAATACGAGTCAGAGCGAGACGCAGGAACGAATCGTTCGGCTCATATACACCCGCCAACGCGGCGAGACGCAGACTGGCTTGAAGACTGTTCATCAGACGGCGAACGTGGATGTTCGACAGAGCAGATGCGAAGCCTTGTAGAGTCTCTTGCGACCACAGTACCAAGCCGTAGCTAGGCATGCGGTGGACGAAGTTGACTTGGTTCTGATCGAGTGCATCGCGGTCGCCTTGGCGGTAGACTTCACGAACACCGTTAGCGAGAACCTTACCGCGAGTAACACCAGCAGGTGCGAACCACTCAGCAGCAACGCGATCAGTACGTGCATAACACGCTGCCACGTAACCAGACGGTGGGCACCAGATATCAACGTTGTCCTCAGTGAGAACGCGCAGATCAGGTGTGTACAGAGCACCGAAGGAGCTGCTCAGATTGAGCGTATTGCGGCGGTAGTCGATAGCACGTTGCGTGGTCTGGTATGCACTTGGCGTATCCAGAATAGCGAACGCATCACCGCGTGTTTCCGCAATCTCAATCATCTTCATCTGTACGGCAGGGTTTGCATAACCGCCGTTGATGAGCAGAGTTACGGTCACTTCCTCGGTATCTTCGTAGGTCTCCCAACCCTCGATGATATCATCGATAGTAACGGGATCGCCGTTGTGACCCATGGTAAGGTCACCAGCGATTACGCTATTGACGAGGCGAATGCTTTCGTTCTGCATGAACTTCGGATGACGGCGGTTTACTCGCGCACGCAGGCGAGAGTTGTTCGATTCGAGTTGAGACTCGATACCGATCTGACGGCCGTACCCGTCTGTCTTGTCGCGCAATGTTGCGCGGTAGACTTCAACCGCGATCGTGGCAGAACCTTCGTAAACTTCCAGCACGAACATTTCGTTGGCGCTGTCGGAAACATCAGGATATGCAACGATGCGAAGCTGGTTGTTCCAGGCGCCAGGGTCGCGTGCATACAGGAACAGAATGTCGTGTTCTGCAAACGAGTAGTCTTCTGGATCGTCGAAGCCTTCGACTGCGTTTTGAATGGCAGCGAAGTTGTTCAGGGTGACGACGCGGATGGAACCGAACTGAGCGTTGCGTGCTACCCGAGTAAAGTAGAGTTGGCTTGCTTCGCTGAGGAACTGTTCCGCACAGAAGTGCGCCATTGTTAGCGCAGGATCGGGAGCACCGAATCGAGCGCGAAAGTTTTTCTTATCAGTCGTCAGCGTAGGTACTCCAACGGGACCACGATGGGATGGACCCACCATAGCTCCGATGGACGACGAAACGGCTACGCCGCGGACTGTATTGTCCTCTTCGCCCATGTACACGCCGGCGCTGCTGCTGCTGCCGTTGTTCAACATGAAAAGTTCTCCATGGAAATAGGTATGAACTCTCTATACCTACGATGTAAATTAGCTTGCCTGGGTTATGGAACAGCGGACGGTCTCATCCAACTTAGCGTACAGCTTGATGATTCCATTAAACCCACCGTTTAAGGTAAAGAGACCGTTAATCTCCATTTGCAAAGCCATCTGTTCGATAATGATTGAAGGCTCTGTTGGAACAGTTGGGTCCACTGGAGTTTCAGGTACAACGACAACAGTACGGTCTATCGTCATCTTCTTACGCACTAGCTTCGGCACACCAGATGAAGTATCCGTGTACGTCAGCGTAAGGCTTGTGTCGTTCTTGAATTTGTCTTCAAGAACATAGTTGGTCTGGTAAATGCCAAGGTAGTCGCCGAGTCGAGTAGCACGCAAACGGCTAAACGCATTCGACTGATCACCGGACAACACAAGGTCAACGTAATCAGTAACCACATCAGGATCGTCAATGCCGATAACAACAGGTGTGCTGGGTTTGATCGTATCAGGCAACGTTACGATGCCGTTAACGTCTCCGTAGGAAACCGTGACGATCTGCTCGATGATGGATAGCTCACCGTAGTCATCTGAGTAGCGGAATGCAACAAGAAGTTGATCGCCTTCGAGGAGTTGCATGTAACCGTTCAGGCGTACTGCGCCTTGATAACGTGTGTCCACAGCGTTCAAGCTGAGCGACGTGAACTCATTGGTCCGCACGTTGGTCACAGTCACATAAGGTGTGAGTTCTTGTGTATTGTGTACACACACTCCGAGATAACCATCAGCTTTGACTACGCGACGCGCCATGAGGACAGGAGTAACGAAGTTGGACTTCACCTGAATCTCTTTGATGATATTGCGCGGCTCGCCCGTAGCGTCACGTCCATCCTGATAGATGATCGCCAGCTTATCACCATTGCGAGCATTCATCACACAATCGAAATCTTCGCCGCGCATACGCAACAGCTTGACTGGGATGGTGCCGCGATACATACCATCACCGATCTTGAGCAAGTCTACGAATTCCGTCTCTCCAGTAGAAGCGTTGAATGCCGTAGCACGTACCTTATCTGCAACCAGATCAGGATCAAACACCGCTATAGTGAGGTCAGAATTGACGAAAACTTCGTTGTCCGCGTAGATAACAGCAGTAGTGTAACTACCGTCAGGTTGTTCTGGCTCCAAGTCATTCTCAGGTACAGGAATGAAGTGAGCTATAACTGGAAACGTTGTCTTGATCTGTAAGAACCGCTTGGATGAACGGTTGATGATGTAGGGTCGCAAGCGCGTTACCTCTACATCCTTTTCTTCTACGAATTGCGTGCGAGTAGATACACTACCACGGCCGACGCCTTTCTTTCCGATGGCATCTACGAGGTAAGTGCGATGCTCCGTGACCAGGGTCTTGGAGCCCAATAGCTTGTCTTTCATGGGTTGGGCCTCACATCCACTGACTTAGTAACATCGCCCCGATTGTTGATCTTCGACACGTCTTTAACAGCGCCGAGTTTGGTATCTATACGGAATGATACTTGGATATCGTAACCTTCTGGGTCTGCTTCCAAGTCTTTATCCGTGCGCGGTATGGACAGCTCATCGGACTGCAAGCTGATGGCTACAATCCAGCTAACACCCTCGTACTCTGCGCGGAAGTTTAGCTTACCTGAGTGAGCAATGATGAGAGTGCGCGTACAAAAATTCAAAGCATCGATTATATCGTCGGTGACATAGTGCATATCGACGCTGATGCTTGCAGGGAACACGAACGCTTTCTTCACCATGCTGTTGGTCAGTTCATCCAACGTGAAGCCCAGCGAGTTTCGTGCTGCACCTTTGATAGGTTGTTGGTCTTTGGTTATACCAACACTACTCAATGAGAAGTACGCATACGGGTACTTCGACATATTGGCATTCTGTTCGTCCAACCCCTTGCGCAGTTCGCGCTTAACGTCTTGTGACTGTATGAGTGGGAATGAACCGAGTTGGAAGAAGCGCTTACACACCTCGCGATAACCTACTAGGGTTATGTACGCGGGACTGTTCTTGTCTAGGATGCGGTCGATGTTATCCGGTAAACGCATTGGAATTACCCCAGAAATGAGTATGGCGACCCGAAGGCCGCCACACAGTTCAACACTTGTACCGAATCGGACCGATCCCAGTGGGAACGTCAGCAGAAGCGACGGATTCTTCGTCTTCATCCACTTCCTCTTCGTCATCCTCTTCGAGGTCTTCCTCGTCAAGGTCTTCGTCGAGGCCTTCTGGCTCATCATCGAGGATAAAGTCATCCTCTTCGTCATCGGCCAGGTCTTCTTCAAGCTCATCACCTTCATCGAGCACAGAAGCGAGAGCCATTTGGCGCGACAGACGGCGAGTCAGGTTGATGAAGTCGTCGGATGTCAGCTAACGGCAGCCAATGACGGTGCAATCGTGTTTTCCGCTTGTGGCGTCGAGCCATCATTGCGAACGGCAGTAGGAGCAGGCTTCATAACTTACGGATACGGAACTGTGTTAGATCGTCTCCGAACTCACCGGCCTTAGCCATGTAACTCAGACAGTCATCTTTGTTACCCTGCTGATACGCGATAACGGCAAGCGCAAGATTGAGTTTGCCGCTCATGGTTATTGCTCCGGGGCAGAAAGGTAGTACCCAGAGCATAACCAGCAATCCACGATTCACGTCGGGAGGGCGCTCTCCCTTCGCTAGGCATATCTTGCTGGTTACTTCTTAAGCACAGAACCTAAGACCAGTGATATGCAAAGCGACTTCTATGTTTACGTCTAACGGCTGTTTACGCAACCATCAGCTTACGTACCTTCTCTCTGAGGACAGCAGGTCTTGTGTTCAAGGTTCTCAGGCTTGGAGTAAAACTTCTCTCCACGTCGGCGCAACTTGGCTTTCAACACCTCGTCATCACCTTTACCTAAGTTCTTCAACATCACACCACACATCACCATGTACGAACGCATACGCAATTCGAATGGTGTCTGCTTGGCGTGCTGCTCGGCAATCTTGCTGGATATCTTCGCGTTCTTTTCAGCTAGTGAACGCTTGGACTTCTTAGCGTAACCGCCTGCAATTGCCTCTGCCCTTCTGGCACGTTCTTTCTCATCTGCGTTGGACCAATAACGCATGTGGCCTTCACGGAGTTTAGCGTTTCTTCTCTGTTGTTCTTCAGGCGATATAGTGGCGTAAAACTTCTTTAAGCCTTTACTCACTTTGCGGTTCTTTGCCTTCTGAACACTCTCGGGAAGATTGCGCTGCACTTCACGAAAATATTCTTGCAGTATAAGTTGATCTTCCGGTGTTCGGCGTTTAGCCGCTTCGGAAATCTTTCGGCCTCTTTCTGCAAGTTCTTCTGGAGAGCAGTTTAGAATGTAGTTACGAACGCCTATACTCAACTTCAAAGATCGTTCTACCAGCTCATCTTTCGTCAAGCTGGCGTGCCATCTCTTTGACGCCTTTCCCTTTCGTTCGCAATGTAGTTCGTCGCCCTTATAGCCGCTGGTGCCTTCACCGCCGCTAGTGGCATTAGTTAACGGACCACCTGCACTCTTTCTACCTATTAGCTGTATAGCTCGAATCTCGTATTTGAACGCCCGATCCTCGGTAACGTCATTTTTGATGCGAACAACTATAGGCTCTAAACCTGATTCCAAAATTTTGATGATCTTATTCACTTTATGGGGTGTGCGAATACGTTTTGAATCACGATTCACGTTACCTAATCTAAAGTGACTATAATCACGGCGGCCTTTACCCTTACCTACGTAAAACGGTTCGTGTTTAAACTTCAACGGACCGTATTCATAGTCGCCGGGTTTGCGTGGGTCCAACAACACATAAACATAGAAGTCGCTTCGCATACCACCCACCCTCATACTGCTTTCTGTACGTGACTGCTGATTAAGGCAGCCACTTATATACAGTTTTTACAGTAATCGGATGAGGCTGGTTTTAGATTCGCTTGCCCTTAACCACCGAGCGAACGTTGGCCAACACTAATGAGAAGGGTTCAGTCATGAACCAGCCGCGAGTGCTGTTGCCTTGGTCGGCGCCGTTGGTCGGAGAGGACTGGATGCCGCCGCGCGTGGAGTACGCACCGTGGTTGCTGGCCTCGGAGACGACGTAGATTTCGCCCGGGTTCAGAACCTTCTGGTTCGGCTGACGGTAAGCGTCGGTGATGATGTTCATACCAACCAGGGTACCGATCTGACCGGTCATCAGCAGGTCGTACTTGGTGATCGGATCGAAGAAGGTAGCGAAATCGTTGCTACCGATCACGTCAGCCCAGTAGTCGTTCGCGAGGACGATGTGGGTAGCCGGCAGACCCCAGCGAGCGATTGCTTGACGCAGACGACCCAGGTTCTTGGTGGTCAGTTCGCCAGCGATCAGCTCCAGGTTGTTGACCATGCCGACGGTGCTGTCAGCAGCTTTCTTCCACAGGCGGTCTTCTGCAACCATGATGGCTTGCAGACCGTCGTTGTACGCGTGGTCCAGCAGGTCGCCGTTGACTTGTTGGATGTCCAGGTTTTCAACGCGAACGTTGGCCTGAATCTCGAACTCGTCCGGAGTGAACACGCGCTGACGGATGGTCTGATAACCAACCGAAGCACCGGAGGTGGCAACTACGGCCATGGTGTCGTGAGCAGGCATCGGAACGCGCTGCACTTCACCTTGACGCAGAGTGTTGCCGACCATCAGCTTNCGTACGAAACCTTCACGGTCAGCTTGTTCGTTGATCTGCTGAGCGAGCGAAGCGCCCAGTGCGGACCACTTCTGGCCAGTGTGATCAGCCATGGCTTCGGCCAGGACTTCACGACGGGCTTCGGCAGCGGCAGTTGCTTCTTGTTGAGCAGTCATGCTCTGGTTCTGTTGAACGATCTGGCCAGAAGCCATCGCGGTCATCAGTTCACCGATGATGCGCATAGCATCTTGGGTGCTCGAAGCGTTGATATCGCCAGTCGAGCTGGACAGGGCGAGTTCGCGGCCCTTGCCGAGGCGCAGGTCTTCGATTGGGCTACCGTCCCGCAGGACCATCTTGGCGCCTTTGAATGCGTGAGTCATTTGTGTATCTCCAGATATTGTGTCGTGCGTCTTGCTATTTCAAGCAGGTCGCATTAAACGTTCAGGCGCAGGACGAGAGCAGTGTTCTCGGCGCTCGGTGCAGTGATGACGACAGCGTTCGGAACGGTAACGCCCGAACCACCAACAGTGAAGCGACCGTCAGCACCCAGCTTGACTTGCAGGGCACCTTGGAAGTCGGCCGAGGCGTCGTAGAAAGTGGTAGCAACATCACCACGAGTGACGACACCAACAACGCCTTGTACCTGGGCGGAGATACCGCCGATAGGCATGTTACCCAGCAGTTGAGCAGCTTCTGCCAGAGTAGGCTCGTAAGCCATCTGGATGAAGTATTCAGCGCCCTGCTGATCAGCGTGGAACGACAGACGGCTGCCGACCAGTTGAACTTCACCAGCTGCGGCAGGAACGCCGGCAACGATGGTGGCTTTGGCGCCGGCGAGCTTGACCATGATCTGACCGGAAATCGGCAGACGCGGCAGTTCGACAGTCAGGGAAGCAGGAACGACTGCTTCACCAACCCACGGCAGAACGTGCGGAGGAGTGTTGCGAGTCAGGCTGACACCAGCGAAGATTTCGCCAGCAGCGCCGGTCGACGGACGAACGACAGTTTCCAGACCTTCTTTGACGTTGACGAGGGCCTGACCTTCTTCTGCGATTTGAGCGCCAGTTTCGACTTTGCGGTGCTCGGTCATGAACAGGCGAGTGTACTTTTGTACCAGCATGGTAGTTATCTCCGGATATTAGATACGCTTGCCGAGACCACCAACTGCACTACGCAGCTTGGTTTGGAAATCGGCAGAGGGTGCGGAAGAGGCAGTTGCTTCAACTGGCTTTTCCTTCTCGACCTGCACCGGACGACCGAGTGTCACCGGGGCAGAAGACGCATGGGCTTCTTCAACGTCATTGACGCTGGCGATGGCTTCTGCGATCTGGTTTTGAACTTCAAGGCCGTACGACATGATGTTGGAGGCTTGGGCCAACAGCACCTTGTGGTACTCGTTGCTCTTAGAGGAGAACGCATTGTTCACCAGAGCTTCCGCGTTGTCGATACCTACCGAAGACAGCGACTCGACCAGAGCTTGTTTGATCGGGTTTACTTTGCCTTTGAAGAAGCCTTTGGTCAGGCCAGTAGCGGCCAGAGCCATAGCGGCAGAGAAACGATCGGTCAGCTCTTGCTTGTCACGCTCAGCAGAAGCAACAACTTCCTGAGTACGAGCAGCAACTTGGCTGTCGATTTCAGACTTGACGTAATCGCCAACCTGAATCTCAGGGCGGATTTCCTCGAAGCCCATTTGCGTCAGAGCGGCTTGTACGCCATGCTCGTTCGCTTGTGCTTTGAAGGCACGGCCAAACACTTCACTGTTGAAGATTTCACCATGCTTGGTATTGGATGCCAGGGCCTTAGCAACGGGTACGCCGTTGTAGAAAGCCAGCCAGGTGTTCTCGCCCTGCAGGTTCGCTGCGTATGCAACGTCCAGCTTAGTAGCGTCCAGATCACCTGCGACAGCCAGGAAAGATGCAGCGACTGCGGTCATGACTTCTTCCTGCTCAACGTTGGAAGCAACTGCTTCTTGACGGTTGCGAGCGCGCTTGGAGGCCTGAACCGAAGAAACGGAGAGAGTCAGAGAAGTGTCGTCGTCTTCGTCGTCCGAATCATCTTCATCCTCATCGGAATCATCTTCATCGTCTTCGTCGGAGTCGTCTTCCTCTTCCTCGTCGTCTTCTTCCTCATCATCCTCGTCGTCGATTTCTTCGATATCGTCGTCTTCGTCATCACCAGCGGTGGCAACGTTGGATTCATCGGAGTCGTCGTCTTCGGAAGCGGCGTTTGCTTCTTCGTCATCCTCGTCGGAGCTGGCTTCTGCGTCGTAGTCCTCTTCAGGATCGAGCAGGCCGCTGGAGCAGGATGGGCAGAAGACAGGCATATCGTCGGACGAAATCACATGGCTGCCGCATTCCGAAGAAGCGCAAACGTAGTGATGAGCATCCAGTTCATCGCCAGTGCTGGCCATCGCTTCGAGCGAGGCAGGCTGATGATCAACCACAGTAGCTTCGCAGCCGCTGTAAACGTCAAACTTGGACGCACCAGCAGTAGCAACGATAACGTCACCGCACTTGATGGTGGTTGCTTGGGTTTCGCCGGTGATCAGGGACTTGTACGCAGCTACGGCCTCTTCAAGGGTAGCGGCACAAGCGATAACGCTTTCCTGAGTCACGCAATCATCACAACCCTCATCACCTTCTTCACCAGCCGACGAGAGCAGCGAGTCTGTTCTTCGGTCAGGTCTTCGAGGGTACTGGCGCACGCTGGGCAGAACTGCATGAGTTCGCTGTCGTCAGCCAGAATGTGAGCGTTGCAACCCGCAGTGCAGACGGTGTAATTGATGTTGACGGCTTCGCTGTCAGAGGACAGGAACTCCATTTGCTCGGTCAGGCCGTCACCAACAACCAGGTCATCCGCGCCAGTAAGCGGGTTGAGCATGTTGATGTCGGAACTGGCGGATGCCAGGACTACGAAGGTGTCACCTTCATCGTGCAGTGCCTGAGCGTCCTGGCCAGTGGCCACAGCGCGGTAGAGTTCTTGTGCCTCTTCCAGAGAGTTACCGGCAACAACGATCCCACGAATTTGGGTACGCTTGGTCATTGTTGTCTCCAGAAGTAAGTGTAGGTTAATGGGTCAGCGACCTACTACCTTAATCACAACTACTGTTGCGATGAAAGTAAATTGATAAGTTCAAAAATATGCTCCAGAACTATGTTCAGAGAGAATACTCAAAAACCTGCAAACCTCAATTGCGTTGGTCGTTTAGCATTGATGAGTATACCTGAAGAATTAACTTTCAGGAAAGACTTTTCAATGGTTATGTTTTTTCCTGTCAAACCCAACGATTGCAACTTTAGCAGACTTTTTTGAAATTTAAGTTTGTTCTGCTTATTGAAGTCACCATTACAGAAAACGAAGGCCACGTCTTCGATACTTAACGGCTTAGAACGCAGAATTACCTCTCGGTTAAACGGCGCACCCGCCTTGAAGTGTGCCGCTACCCGCTGCGCCACATCCATCAATTCGATGACCTTTTCGGAAGCGTAGGAACCTGTCTTCTTTTTGAGAATAACGCATACAGGACCAGGGGTACGCTTCATTGAACCCTTGGAGTAAGCAAGCGCTTTGTTCGGGTCGCGGGTCCAAGATACGGCTGTTGTTCCGGTTTCAGGCAAGCCGCCATCTATAACCAGCTTCTCGAACTGTGCAGTCGTAAGATTGATGCCTCTAAAAATAGGTGCGCCTTTCGATTCGACGTAGACGCCGGCTTTCTCTAGCTTTTTGCGGATGGTCTTGAACAGCTCAAGCGAAGCGGAGGTGGCGACGCTTCCATCAATGCACCAAGATTTCAGAAACTTCAACTCCGCTTTTGAGAGAATGCTGTCCAAGGGTGTACGGTATTTCTCTACTTTAGCGGATAGACTTATCAGTATTTTCATGTTAATTAGCGCCAGCCGCTTCTGCCTTCAGGCCCAACGTGATTTTCATACTGCTTCCTTTTTAATAGAATCGATGGCCTTCTGAATCTTCGCACTTGGGCGAAGTACCCAACTTAGCGTAGAACTCCGCTAGAATACTCGGGTCGACGTAGTTTGCGATGGCAGTATTCGCTGTAACCTTTTCACCGCTCATGTGACCAAGTTCAGCACCGATCTTGAGAATCTCGGTTTCCAACCACTTATGTACGACTTGATCCTTGGTGCCGTCGTTCTTCTTGAAGGGTGCGTTCTTCAACAACGCCATTGCCATCTCGCTGCCACGTGCAGTACGCAGTTTGTGGACAGTGAAGGCCCGTGGGAATCCAAGCGTTCGCATATAGCTGTTAATCATGGCACCGGACACTTGGTTACCATTAAAGGTAAACATAGGATCAGACGGTGCTTTGCCTTCTGCGAACTTGGTAAGTGCTTCACCGAGTTGGCGTCCGCGAGCCGTGTTGAACTTGAGCTTGTGCTGTTGCTTACCGCCAGACTTACCAACGTATGTGACTGTGCAACCGTTGGCGTTGAATCGGAAGTGCTTAACTAGAAGCTGCGTAGCACCGAATGTACGTTCACCGGCAGTGGCTGCATTCTTGTTGCCGACCCGTGCACTGGTTTCGTAGATGAACTCGCACAATGTAGCCAGCGTCCCTTCCTTCTTCTTGCCGACCTGACGAATATCAGGCAGCCACTTCTTGGTCAGTTGACTGAGCTTTGGCATAACCTGAGCAACAACGTCGAACTTGGCTGACTTGGCACCAGTACGATAGCTCTCGGTATAACCCCGAGTTGCTTTCTGCGCGAAAGGCGGGGTGAACTCGCACACGTAGGCATTGTCCTGAGCGTCGTCGTACTTGGGATTCATCCGCACTTCGCCGCTTGGTGCTTGCAGAAGACGGCGGCCACCCATAGTGTAGAACTTACCCAGATCATCGATGTTGCCGACGAAGCCGCTCGGTAGGTTGTGTACGACACCTTGAGCTTTCATTTCAGCCACAACATCGCGCAACGGCAGATACGGCTTACCGCTGACTCGTACCATGTTGGCAAGAGCTTTCTTGAATATGTCGTTGACTTCACGGCGCAGAGCCAGATACTCGGTATGCGCTGCTACTCGGGTACCTTTGGCTTTGAAGTGTGCTTGCCACTTCTCCAGCACTTCGGTAGGCATGATGTAACCAGTAACACCACCGTGCTTCTTAACGAGAGTGGAGAGCTTCTTGTACACGCTGCCGGTATCCACATCGGATACGTCATGTGTGAAGAACTTGGTTACTTGCGGATCGCCGATAGCAGCAACACCACGAAGCAGACGCTTGGCCGCAGACTCGCTACCAAAATGGGCAAGCCGGAAATCCTTCAACAGCGCTAATTGAGGGCGAGAGATATCGGTCTCTTTCTCCATCAGAGCAGCATTGTCTTTCAGGCCTAGCAGCAGATCACTGATCGCATCGTCGGTAGGGTCGTGCTTGTTTGGGTCTTTACCAGCAGCAACCAAGCGAACAGCGTCGTTCGTTACTTTGGTCAACTTGAATTTCTTGATGAACTCGCCGGCGTCACGATGCCACATATTTAGGCGGCGCTGTTGCTCGGCAGTCAACTTGGTGTCATAGGACACGTACAGCGTAGCCAGAAGTTTCAGGAATGCAACTACCGAATCCTTCTGAACAGCACTTAGACTGATGTGCATTTGGTAGTCTCTTATGCAACATGATCCAGAACGTAGTTCATCCGCTCAAAGTAGTTGAGATACTTCATTTGAGGAATGTCCTTCTTCGGAACTGGGAACCCAAGATAGTAAACCTTCATCTTCGCCCAATCATGACCGCCGGTGGGATCAACCACACGATGGTCTTCTGGACGAACGCAAAAGGAATACGGTTCGATTTTCCAAGGTAAGGCAGGTTCTTCCCGCCATACGATGTAACCAACGCAGAGAATCAGATCGTTGGTCTTTGCAAACTTCACAGCGTTTTCATGGGGTGTAGATTCAGGCATGGTACCCAAATAACGTCCCTTATGAACTACAGGAAGCAGCGACAGTCGGGTAGGCAAATCACGCCAAAACTTTCGACCTTGAATCAGATGATGGATGATATCATCCGGTAGTCGATTTGTGGACATGCCTAGGCTGACGAATCGCTTAAGGCTGAATGTGACCTTCATTGAAATTCCTCAGGAAGTCGTTCAGCTTTTGGATGGTATCGGTAAAGACTTCATCCAGTGGCCGAGACGCATCCAGTTTGATGAACCGTGAATCATTTTCTGCCAACTTGTGAAAATTAGCTCGAACTTCGAGGAAATACTCACGACCTCGGCCTTCGATAGCATCTAAGCCCTTACCACGAGAGAGCACACGTTCTTCGTACACCTCAACAGGAATATCGTAGAACAGCACCAAATCGGGTTCCTGCAAGCGNCTGCGGGCCAGTTCATGGACTGTATGGACGGCATCAGTACGGATACCCTGATAAGCGAGGGTACTCGGGTAATAGCGGTCGCAGATGACGTGATACCCGCTTTCCAGATACGGCTTGATGATATTTTGCGTGTGCTCGATCCGAGAAGCATAGAACAACATGGTTTCAGTGATCGGGTCCAGCTGCGGGTCTTGCTCATTCAGAGTCTTACGGATCAAACTGGTGAACTTGGTATCCGCATACTCAGAAGCGATGAAGTGAGGTACGTCACTGCCGCTAAGGTAGCTCTGAATGTTTCGGACGTTAGACGTTTTCCCAGCACCGTCCAGTCCTTCGACTACGATAAACGCTCCACGTTGTGTCATTGCTAGTCCTCCAGATATAGTCTGCGACGGCGTTTTACGGTTCTACGAGAAGTCCCATTTCGCCACGCCATCTTCATTAGTGTTTTCAGCATTACCGCGTCGTCGATTGGCTTTCGCTTCGCAGGCTTTACCACACGAATGAAACCAGACTCAGGGCATAGTGTCATAACGCCCATTCCGTGAGGCTTTATGTCTTCCAATATCTGCGCATAAAACTTGCTGTTGATCATCTTCATCGGCAGTAGTAGGTACAAGCGATTCACGTACGGTAGATATTCCATCCACTTGCTGTCGCTTGTGTAGTCCGCTTTACACGACTTCACCTCGACCCCAACGAAGTCTCCTTTCATGTTCACAGCAAGTACGTCTAACCGCCGTTGTCCTCGACGGCCTACACCAAACTCAGGATGCACAGCGTACATCTTGTGAATCAAGTAATGGGATACGGCTTCCGTTAGTATCCTCGTTGTTTCCTTACGGCTCATGTTAGAGTCCCAGCTGTGGATAGTAGCGCAACTGATCCAGCTTATGCCTATCCAATATTTCGTTAATCGTCTTCCGGTACTCGTACTGGTTGTAACGATCATCGAACCGAGCATACACGTTGGTTAGCTTGCGCTTTGTCTCGGCATCGCTCAATCCACGCTTGATGCCCTTTGCAATGTCCAGTAATTCCGCTTCTGCGTGCGGTATGATCTTCTTGATCGGGAAGCTGTGCCACATGGACTGCAGCCGAACCTCGTCATGCTCGCCGTGAACGCGCTTCATATAAGCTACGAACAGTTGGAACGACTGGGCGTAGTACGGTTCCTCTTTCTTTGGTACCTTCAGATTCAAGCTGCGCACAACCTCTTTGGGTTGATCAGCAGTATTGAACTCCTTTAGTACACGGCAAGGCAACTTAATGGAGCTATACCACAACTTGATCTTTGACGCAGGTACTTTGCCAGACTGAGTGATCTGCGGGAACGTGCGAACGCTGGACGACTTGGTTGCAAGCAACTGAATCAACATATCGCCGTACAGACCAGCATTAACGAACTGAGCAACGATACGATCAAAGTCTTCCGTCAAATCACGGTCTGACCAGAAATACTTGGTGTGATCAGAGGTAGTCTGCGGACTTGTAACGCGGATAACGTGCAACTCAACGTTGTCGCTAATCTCGCGCTGTTCCCACTTCAGGACGATATCGATATTGAACCCGTGCTTGTTCAATCGTGCCATTTCAGCCTGAAAGAATGGGCCATGGCCGTCATGGTAGTACGCCATGTTGTTTTCATCGAGGCCCTTACGGAACAGATACAGGTGAATCATTTCGTGCAGCAGGACGTCCACGAACAGCAGCGTATCTTGGCTGATGCGCTTCATGTTTACGGTCATGCGGTACAGTTGCTTACCGCGCACGTCGGGGTCGATCTGCGCCAGTCCCAAGAACGCTTGCGCCGTGCTCCGCTTAAACAGGAGTTGCTTCGGACACATACCGTTAAAGTATTTATCGTTCAGGTACTGGTACAGCTTTGGCAGCATATCGAAAGTGACTTTCGGTATGAACGGGTAGTTCGGTTTCTTTGGATGAGGTACAAACACGAACTCATCCGGTACGCTAAACTTCATCAGCTTAACGTATTTAGGATCGGAGGTTGTAGCAGTGAATATCTGGGTGGAGTCGCTGGGGCGAATCTCCACTTTAGAGCCAGTTACACGGATACTCACAACGTCATCCGTTGCGACTTCCAGTTCGTATTCATCGTTGTGGTCATCGAATACTACTGGCCGCTTACCTATATAGATGTAACGAACAAAGCTAGAGGCTAGTGACATTTCCATTAGGGTTTCTCCCAAACATGCAAAGTAAATTATGCACACCAGCCGCAGGGAAACAAAAAAGGGCGACCCGAAGGCCACCCTTTGTGTTACGCTCTCATCGACCAAGAGCCTGCCCCATGTTCTTCAATGTCTCCTCGAAGCTACCTTCGAAGGCGCGCTCGTAGTAGACCACTGCATTCCTTTCAGCCAAGAAGCTCAACTTCATCTTGGGTTCTGGTATGACCCTGACGGGCTTGGGCAACCACACTGGAGGCTGGATGCGAAGTAGCTTGTCTGTAGGCCACACCTCGAACTGGAACGTATAGTTGAACTCATCGACACCCTTTACGAAGTTTAGCACCACGATCAACGCAGGCTCTTTCTCAAGGGTGTCGATCACTATGGCTGGCTGCCGTATCAACTTTCCGTCAATTGTCACGTCAACGAACAACTTGGCTGCCATGTCATGGAAGACGATCTTCTGGTAGTCCCGAATGGAACTCTTTACGATAACGTCTCGGATGATTGGTTGTAAGGAACTTAGTTCAAACACAGGCTAGACTCCAGGCCTTTATACCGCAGGTGCCTCGGGTTCAGGTTGAGGCACGAACAGGAGTACAGCGTGGCCGGTAACTGCTGTGTGCAGATCAACGGTAACCGAATTCGGCGCTACCGTAACAGCATCTGCGTCGAACAGCTTTCCGTCACTACCGTACAGTTGTACGAGAACGTTTACATTGTTGCGGTTGTGAGTGATTACCCACTGAGCCGCTGCTTCGGACTGAACGTGCGGGAAAGCATCGATAGGTGTGCCCGTCGGTTCTGGGATCACACCTTGAAGCTGACCGTCTTTCATGCCGAGCATCTGACCTTCAGCCAGCGTCAAGCCAGCCAACTGACGAGGACCGGCACCGCGGCGTATCAGAACGGTTTCTTGCGCGATGTCCGAAGGAAGATACGGACGTTTCGGCATTTCTACCTGAATGAAATCCTCGAATGGATTAGCCATTACACTGTCTCCTCAAACGTGAGTTGCAGAGTACCGGATGTGTTCGAGCCGGCAAACGCTGCGTCCGAGATGAACAGGTAGCCACCGTTCGGATTGAACAAGCCGTTCTCGTCAACGATGGTGAACGACGCGGGTACGTCGGTCGTGTCGAGGCGACGAGTGAGGTCGGTACCCTGACCAGCGTAGCGTGCGCGTGCCTTGTTGATATCGACAACGTTTGCGCCGATGGCAGCAAAGCGGGCGAAGGCCGGGAACACGATTGTACGCTCGACGAGGCCGCCGATCTGGAACGTCTGCGAAGCATTGCTCTCAACGAGGCCAATGTTCGACACGGTACCGGAAGCAACCAGATCACCACGTGGGTCGCTATCACGAACGACGAACGTGCGGCTGTAGACGCCAGACGAGAAGCTCCACTCGCCGTTGAACTCACCAGCAGACAGAGTGATTTCAGGATTGCCAGACAGAAGCTGGTTGGCTTGGACGCGCAGTGTGTACTGATTGCCAGCAGCAGACGAACGCAGGCGAGTCGGGTTGTTGAGTACGCTAATGGTACCAACAGCCGCCTGATTGGCGATGCGAATCGAACCCGTACGAGTAGACACTGCACCGTTCGACGCTTTGCGTGCGGTGATGGTGTAGTTGTTGGCTACGTTGTACGTACCGGAGTTCAGGGTCACCGACTTGCTTACAGCGTAGACATTCGCATCCGCGATGGTAACGTCCTGACCGGCTGCCGAGAAGCTGTACGAAACTTCATCGGAGTTGGTGATGGTGCTGGAAACCTGGGCGGTATCACCGTCACGCAGAGCAGTCTGACCGTTCGGGTAATTGACGGAAATAGCGCCAATAGTCGGAGCAGTCTGGTTGAGCGTGATGGTGTTGCCAGATACTGCAAGCTCGCCCTCGGTACCAAGCTGGTTAGTGCCAGCAACGGTGACAGCTTGTGCACCAGTACGACCAGAAACAGTGAACGTGCCGGAGAAGGTCTTGAAGCCAGCACCGGCGCTGTCATCAGCACCGAACGTGGAGATAGTACCCGACGAAGCGGCACCAGAATCCACGACACGCATACTAACGGCTTCGTTAGCTACGACACCGGTGATGGCAATCACGTCACCAGACTTGGCTTCGGTTTGAGTGCCGGGCAGAGCGCCGATAACAGCAGTTTGTACTACAGGCCCTTCAGTTGCAATGGTCAAACGCACAGTAGTGGTTTGGCCGCCAGTCACAACAGAAACAACAATCGCCAGTTTCTGCCATAACCAGATCGACGTAACCCTTGAACAACTCGCCGCCTTGAGCAGTGAAGTTTTCCACGAGTACGTCATTAACCTTGGTTTCAGGCGCAGTAAATACGTCACCCTTAACCAGTACGTGAACACGCACGTTGTTGGTGTCTGCGATTGCGGTCAGCAGAACCTGATTAGCGGGAATCGTGGCAGCATAAGTTTTCAGTGCAACGATACCTTCCGCAGTCGGCGTGATATCGGTAATGAAAGACTTAGCCAGCTGCACACGGGCCTCGAGGTCTTGCAGTCGAACAGGATGATCTGGTGCGGACGGTGCCCGCGTCAGAGTCATATCCCCGATGACTTTTGGATTGTGAAGTTCAGCCACGAAATGTGTCTCCTATAGTGTAGTGGTATACTACGCTAGGTAAATTATCACTGCAAATGAAAAAACCCAGCCGAAGCCGGGTCTTTTGGTTAGCCTTTCAACGTAACGCGAATGCGGATGCCGGACTGTGTGAGTTCGGTTGGTATGTCGTTGAACAGCTTGTGGAGTTCTTCTTCGCAGAGACTGGTTTCATCCCAGATGCGCTGGCGCTCGTCTTGCGAGGTGACCCTTTCAAGTTCCTGTCCGAGCTTGAACATACGCTGTCGGATTTCCTGCTCTTTCACGTTGCGCTGGACGATGTAGTCGCCAAGGAACTTGGATGCGTCCTTGTGCTTGAGTAGAGCAGTCAGTTCGGGTCGAGTAACGTCGATGCTTGCGATCTTGTCGCGACGGTTCATGCACGACTGGAGAAGGCCGATAAATTCTTCCGCGATATCTCTATATACGATTCTCATCGTTACCTCAGGTAGGTTGATGGTTGTTCGGACAGAAACCTTGATCTTGGTTTTTGCAGCACAGGTTTCTTACGCACCAGCATAGTATGCCGATGGAAGTGTACGGTACCCAACGGGTCGGACTGCTTGACGCCCCAGATCAGGTCACCAGACAGAAAGCTACGTGCGGAGAAGTCGCTCATCAGTGCCTCACAGTAGTGTTCGCCTTTAGCAGCAGCTTGTCGATTTCACGGCGCATCTGCCACACGGAAAAACGGTTGCGGATATTGCGGATCATTCTCTTGATCTTTTTCATCACTCAGTCCTGATGTAGCGTTTGCGTTTGTAGTCGTATCCGATGGCTTTGTACATATCCCAGATAGACGAGTGGTCAAATTGAGGCAACTGCAATATCGGTGCAGGATCGGGAGCAAAGATACGTGCCTCCATACTAGCACTTATCTCGAACGACTCAAGTGTCATCCCATGTGATCGGAACATGAACGGTACACGCTTAAATGCCTTGCCTCCCTCGCGGTTGCGAAAGTAGTTCCAGCTCATAATCGCACGATAGTGGCTTTTACCTTCTTCGTCCATCGTGAATTTGTGTACTTCAAGCGGTTGCTTGGTGTCCCACAGTACGACCACATAGACTTGATTATCCATGATCTGCCTTAACCGTTAGTTTCAGAGCGAGCGCACTCGATGCGGTGAATCATGGCAATCGTTTCGAGTCGGTTCATGCCGACGACTAGAACGTCATTGCCTTGGATAACGGTCTTGCGATTCCCTTCAACCAACATGGTCTGATCGCCTGTAACGTGGATGTGTCTGTTACCTGCTTGTGCTGGACCAAGAAGACCGAGGAACGGAATCTCTTTAGCTGGCTTCGGACTCAATCGACTGAGTACCGTATCAGGTGCGTTGAGCAAGTATGTAGGTATGTTGCCCTTGCTGTCACTGACAACAAGCTGCTGATTGCCTACAATGTATTGGTTAACATCACCGAGAATGGTGATATCAACGTCACCTGGGTTGTTGAGGAAGATTTCGTTTGTCTTGGTGTCGATGATGATGTAGGCGCCGTTGGAGAACTTCATTACCGCACGATCAGGGTAGTTCTTGTTCTTCTCAGGCAAGGCCACTTGATCATCCACGGTGTACGGACCCCAGACACAACGATGCGGATCCGCGTCTGGAAAACGCAATCCTACCTTGTGCTTGTTCTTCGGCACCATGAAAGAGCCTGCTCGATCCAGTGCATCACCGCCCGGGTTGTATGCTCCGTCTGCGTGCTGATACATTGGGACAGCCCAAGGCAGGTGATTGTCCGGGATACCGTCAAACACACCGTCGATTCGAGCTTGGATACGTCCTAGCTTTCGAGGGTCGTTGTTGTTTACCACATGCGCTTCGTAAGTGACTCTTGGATCGAGCCCTTGTTGCTTGAGGAAGCGCGTGATGTTTAAGGGGCCACCTGCCATCTATTTCACCATTTCCACTGTAGCCAGTATGTCGTCGATATCGCCTTGCAACAAATAAGATGGGAGCTTCTGTACGATTTCGTTGTACAGGTTCTCATCTGCTCTAGCTACATCGACCAGACCAGCAACCGCAAGATTGAACAGACCTTCCTGTGCGAGATTGGCAATCTGCCGTGTTTTCTCAAGGACAACGCTAGTGTTCTCAGCCTTCATGATACCTCCAAATCCATCGTGTCGCATGTGACTAGAGCCTTGCGACCGTGTCGAATCACGCTGATGATTTCAACGTCGAACCCGTAGTTCTTTCCGATTCTAACTAAGGTGCGCTCGAATGTCACACGTACAGTAGGATGTGCTAGTGCGGCCGGAGTAAACTTGTCCAGCTCGCCTCGACGAATCAATCGTCGATAGACACGATCCAATTTCTCGCACCCGCTATAGATGCTGAGAGCATACCTGTTTTTAGGCATGCGAAAATAATCCGACAACGGATCGCCAGATGCGACACACAACAAAGTCGAGTGAAGGCCAGGCATCTTGGAATCGAATTCCTGAAAGTCTTCATCGATAGACGACATATAAAGGTGCAAGGCTTTCTTTAGGATGCGCTTCTTATTGTGCTTGGGTTTAACGAACGCAAACATGACCACCATGTTGTCGGGTAGCCATATTACGTCAACACCTCTTGATTTCAGGTAGCCTCTGATTTGGGCAACTCGTTCACCGCAATCGAAGTAGAGACAAGACTCCAGTTCAACATCGACGAATATAGGTAGAACCAAAACGTCGGCATCCTGATATAGGTCAGCGAGCGCGAATGGCTCGTACAGTATCTTGACCTGCATTAGTATATCTCCGGTCAGCCGTTAAGGAGAAATTACTTGCAGATCACTACCGTCAAGGTGCGTAGTTGGCGAATACGTTCCAAAGACCGTTCAGCGCGTAGGTCTGCAGGTAAAGTCAGGAAGTTGAAGTAGAAGCGATCCGCAGTTTCCGCAGATACCTGTTCTTCGTCTGTTAGACCAGCATAGGTCTTTAAGGCAACGTCACTGCTGAGGTACTTGATATACGCACGCATCTGATCATGGTTCAACTTGGCTTCGCACTGCGACACGAACTCCAGATCGATCTTTGGAATCTCCAGCTCAAGTGGGATTTCCGCATACCCCATGACGTTTACGAGCAGGTAGATGACCTTCTCCTGCTCAAGCATATCTTCCCAACGTGTGATCATTTAGACCTCCGTAGTGCCTGTAAGTTCAGCAATAGCCTTCTTGTACTCGCCCCAATTCAACAACTGCTGCGTGAACTGCATCGATATGGTTCCGATAGTAGCGTATATGGTCAGAACATCGAAGCTGGTTGCGAAGTTGTTGATTGGTGTACGACGCTTGCCTGCAAACGTATCCTCTACTAGGGACACGTCAAGCAGCTTGATGCCTGCGTCTTCGACAAAGGTAACACCGACGAATACTACCGGGTTTGGGGTCGGCACAAGAAACTGACACTTCTCGCGGATTTCCTTGAGGCTTATGTTCGAGAAGTCCTTCATCATAAAGTTGTCGAACGTTTCGCTGAGCCCTACTACAGTGGACAGGTCAGTCATCTTTTGCAACCTCGTAAAAGTAGAGTTCGGACAACTCCGTGTTGGCTTGGCGATACTTAACTATGTCAATACCAACACCCTTAGCGTCATCGCGGAATTCCATAAGCAGCTTGCCGTGAACGTTCTTGCCGTTGCCGTCGCGGCCTGTGCCGAAGTAGTCATCCCATGGTGCTTCTTCGATCAACGTAGCCTTGTCGGTTTCTTTTAGCCAGCGCATCATCATTGGATTCTGATGGAACTGAAATCGAATGGCCTGACGCATAATGACGGAGCGCTTACTGTCGAAGTCTTCCACGATTGGGCAACCCGACTTGGCAGAACCCCAATACTTGGCTTTAGCTCCGTCTACGGCGTTGATGATCTTGGCACGAAACTTCTTGTCTTTCGTCTTGTGTGCTTGGTAGTAATGCTCGCGCGAACGGAACAGAACCAGCTTCTTACCAAGCGGTGCAATGAATGGTGCTTGGAAGAATGCACTCAGCCATGCGTACTGCACGATGCGTGAATTGAAGCGGATTTCTTTGGATTTCTTAGCCATGAGAAACTCCTTACGATTTCATTGCGTTTACAGTTTCCGCAGACCTAAAAAAGGGCGAAATGCCGAAGCAGTCGCCCGAATATTAGGAGTAAGCATGCCGAAGCAGGTACGATCAGAACACGCCAAAGGAGGAGAAATGCGTCTTCCGACTAACCGAAGCTCGCAGCAACATCGGCAGCAGAAGTTAATCTGATCGTACCTGCAACAACATAGCTAAATTATGATTACACGGGCATGCGACGGCTGGTAGTCATTCTGGTCAGCGGCGTATTGTTGCGACGCGAGATTTCGGATAGCTGCTTAGCGATCTTACGGTTAACTCGCTCATTAGCCAGCTTCTGGTTAGGCAACCAGCGCTTCTTACCGTCATGGGTCTCACCAGCTACTTCACTAGCCTCGCCATAGTTGCGTTGTGCGAGTGCCTTCATACGACCGGTACCGTCAGCCAATACACTGGAACGAACTCCGTTAGCGAGGTTGTTCAGATACATATCGCGTTTAGCCAAAGAAGAGGCGAGCGCGTCCATGCCTCCATCACCAGCGCCCTCTGCAGGAGCAGGCAGATACTCTTTCTTGATTTCACCGAGTCGCTTCTGGTACTCGTCCGATACGCTTGAGGAGCTCGAAGTCGTCCTCTTGGTCAGAGAGCAGCGCGTCCAAGTTGAATCCACCTGCAGCAGCCATTGCACGCAAGGGAACTGGTACGCCNTTCTCAGTCAGCGCTTGCAGCATATCGAGGTACGCCTGATCGCCTTCTGGTTTGAGCTGCTTGCTCCAGTGAACAGTAGGGATCAACAGGCGAGAACCGTCCTGCAGAACTTCGTGGTTGTGCATGGTGTCAACTTTGTCGAGTAGGTTGCCTTTGATGGACAGCTTACCTGAGCGGTTTAACGTGTAACCATGCAGCGCACTAATAAGGGGGAAGATTTTGTTGTAGAACAGCTTCGTGGTAATGGTGTCACGATACGCACGGAGAGATTCAATGAACACTGTCAGGCTAGTGTCCGCGTTTGAATACGTGGCTTCACCTGACAAGAAGGACTCGCTGATACCGAGAGCACGGAGCTTCATCGCCATCGTTTCATCCCAGATATCGGTTACCTTCCAGAAGTCACCGCCCTGGCGAATCTCCTCTGTCGATATACCCATACGAGTCGCAATCACAGCACCCAACGGGTCTGCATCTGCGTTTTGGAACAACTCCATAGCCATTTGCATATCGGCCATAGTAGGTTCCCACTGATCACCATCACCTAGTGTCAAATGCAGAATACCGCGCTGACGACGGGCAGACTCGACCAACGTACCACGGAACAGGTTCTTCTCTAGCAGCCAGATAGGCAGAACACGACGGTAGTATGAAACGCCAGTCGAGTTTGAGAAGGACTTGCGCGGAATGTAGATTGTGGACAGAGGGTCCAGCTCCAACGCTTCGTTGCTGATCTGCCTAACGACGTCCTCCCCGAGATACTCGCGGAGTTTCTTGATTCGAGGACTCTCACTGCTCAGAACGGTCTTGTAACTATCAGGAAAAGCCACCGTGATGAGCGGGTCTTGCGAATAGAAAGGTAGAGGGTCTACCTTGCAGTTCTCATACTGATGCGTGATAAGGTCCACGAAGGTATTACGCTTCGGGTTGTACAGCATGTTGCCGACGAACGCGCCAGTAACCTGATGGTCAACAGACAGTTCTGGAAGCAACGTGCGGATGTTTAGGCGTTCGATTACCTCGTTGAAGGCGTCGGCCACTTTTGGGTTCTGAATACCGCCGATGTTGAAGTCACTGAACGGTAGCGTCGAGGTCAAGTCCACACACGATCCAGAGATAGGGTCGTTGTAGTAAATGTCCTTGTAGATGCGCATGACCAGCTTCTTCTGCTCAAGGTCCTCAGAGAAGACGATATCCTTGAGTAACGGGTCAATGTCGATTTCGATCGGTAGTTGTGATACCGACGTGTTGCGCAACGGCGATGAAGCGGCAGTCGCTTCAAATCCTCCAGTGAGTGACTGCGAGGCATTACGCCGCGCGTGTACACCCACCTGCTGTGGCGTTGATCCCGCTTGTTGTGGCGGGTTGCCGTAGTGCGTGTAACTAGGGCGTCGTTTGATTCGCATTACTCACCTCAATCGCTGATCTTGTACTGCGGCTTCACGTCCCGAATACGGTAGATGAAGAAGCGGCCTTGACTCTCAGCGGCTTCCATCTGCTTAGCCAACTTGAGAGATACGTCTTCGTACAGCCAGTGAACATCGCTGTGGAAGACCACGTGTAGTTCTTTCTTCTTGACGTCCAACCAAGCGCGTTTCAAGTTGGAGGAGTCTATGTCAAGGGTGTAGATGTTTTTGTCTTTCTGAACTGGCTTGTCTTTACCGCCTTCGCCTTTCACGACAGGTACACCCTTGATTTTCCCACCCCAACCATTGCTGTTCATAATGAGGCGAACAGCATCTTTCTCTTTGACCTTAAAGCGGACATTCAAGTTGCTTCTGTCTACGATGTAATGGTTGGCACCGATTTTACGATAACCAAACTTCTCACCCGCAGACAAGCCAAGGTCTAGTTCTGGATGATCGGTGATCAGCTCCACGTCTCGACCTTGATATATGTACCATTTATACTTTTCGATATTGATCATGGCATTCACCTACGAAACGATCCGGACAAACCAAGGTTTCCAATCTGGCCCGATCCACCACCAAGTGCACCACCACCGCCCGAATACAACTTGGAAGCCATCAATGCGGCAGGTCGTGTGTTCTGTTGCACATCAGGTGCTGCCATGAGAATAGCTTGGTAGTCTTCTTCCTGAAGTGCGTACTGGAGTAGAGCAACTGCGCGGAACACGTCATCCGTGTAACCGTCAGCCTTGTCGATCATCTTTGTTGTATCTTTGACCGTTGCCATCTGCATCATTAGGTGAGATACGGGTTGACCATCAAAGCAGAACGGGTAGTGCTCATCGTCAAACTCGATGCAGTCTTTAAACGAGTCACGCTCGGCAGCAGGTATCTTGAGGGTGCCTTGCTGGAGCATCGTTTTCATGTTGTAGATGTTTTTGTACTTGAGGCTGTACTGCTCAGCCACTTCCAGTTCTTCACGATCATTCTTGGCGTCTTGCAGTAGCTTGATGGAGTTCCACCGGTCAGCTAGCAGGATGCGAACGTTGCGTGCCTCCATTATTGGAAGCAACACCTCTTCGTAAATGCGGGCGTGGTTAAGCGGAGCACCTGTCTCAGGCTGCACTTCAAACACAAGGTCAACAATGACGTTCAGCCCATCAAACCGCCCGACAGCTCCAGCGAAGGAGTTGTTTGTGTATCCGGCGTCGAGACAAAGTATGGATGGGTGCTTTGATTTCTTGATCTTCTTGATTTCAGCCCAAGTGTATGACTCGCCTCGCTTTTTAGAGTGAACAACGCGGCGAATAAGTTTGATCGGATTACTCTTGCTAGTCTGGGCATCTTCAATCTCCGAATGGTTTTGCAAGAACGTATTGGCAGCCAGTGGAGGCACTGCACCATAGTCTCGCTCTGCGTTCAGAGGATCAGTACGGTATGCTTCCTGAATGGTCTTGCTGTTACGGGGAAGCGTAGGGTTTACTTCCCAAGTTGGTCGAACGATACCGTACATGGTATCAGAGTTTTCGGCACGACGTACCAAGGTCATGATCATATCGTTCCGACTAGATGGGGAAGACACGTTCATGGCATAACCTGGGTATACATCATCGTAACCGAGAGACAACAAACGTTCAGCAGCACCGCGAACGGTAAGCAGAGAACGGTCGAGAGCGCCGGCTACTTCGTGGGCGTTGTCCTTGACCTTTTTAGTGTCACGGTTCGAGTCGAAGTAACCGATTTCATCGATTGCAGAGAAAAAGCGAGTACGTCCGCGAAGTACGCGCTTGTCGGGACCGGCAGGATATGCCATGAGTCCACGAGAAGGGTATGCGACGTATGTGTCGTTGAACTTGAGGAGCTTCTCGCCGTAGCGTTCCTCGTAGTGCTTGAGCATTCCGTGGTATTCTTTAAACCACGCAGACTCAGTTAGCGTGGCGTAGTAGTTCTGCCACAAGGTATCCTTAGCCTGAGCATACGTCAATGCGACGAATGTGCAGTGCAACATGGTACCAGTCTTGAGTCCGTAGAATGCGTTTGGATTCTGTAGCTTAAGCAGTCGATGGGTGTGATACGGTGCAAAATAACCAGCGATGCTCAACGACTTACCGGAACGCTGTCCAGCACAAACAGCAAGTTCCTGAATCCATTTCTGCTTGCCCTTCTTGATCAGCTTGGAGCGACCCCAGCCACAATGCGGGCAGATACCGTGCTCCAGCAGAGCGACCTTGCGCTCAAACTTTCGGTAGGTGTCGTCAGGCTTGTGGGTATCGAACAGGTACTCCAAGTCAGAACATCGACCGCAATTGTGGACAACTACCCCGTTACATACAAAGTTTTCAACACTCGGAACCGTCAGATCATATACTTCGTGATATCCAGCGTCTTCGATTTTTACGACTTGAGCGAAGCTGTAGTTAGCTTCGGCCAACTTGCGTATACGGATCAGTTCGGCTGGATTCTTAGATTCAAAGAAGGACACAAACCTATGATCGTTTAACATGGAGTCGAAGGTTGCAAACTCTCTGCGACCAAAAACAGTATGAGTCAGACCTTTATCGTGGTAGCCGCTACGGAGTTTGGACGCTCGCTTGAACAGGGCCCTTGTGTGGGGCATAACACCAACTGGTGCTATCTTAGTGCAACGTACAAACTTGCGTGAGATTATCGGAGCGGTTAGATTTGCTTTCTTGCTAGTGTGAATAGAGCCGACAAGTTTCGCGTAGGCTTCAACGCTAGCAGGAGAGTTGGATACCCATAGTGCTCTGCAATTTTTAGGATCATCAAGTTCTCGATGCGCCACTACACTGCATTTTGTAGAGTATTCTTGGAATTTACCGTAGACGCCTAGATTTTGCATAAGCATGGAAATCTGACGTACACACTCAACAGAAGACAGCTCGATACCGACGCGAGTGCGGTCAACGAAACCATCGCAGTCAAAAATGGATCGTAGGCAATCAACAACTATGTCCTTTGTAGAGGTCATAATGTAGTCGGGGATTGCCTTTGTATAGCAGTCTTTTCCTTGGAAGCCAATATGTTGCAACCATTGCACGAAATTTCCACCGTGCAAAAATACATTAGTGTACGGAATAGTGCTTTGTATTTTTCCAGAAGACTTGAAGCCTACCTCTATCTTTGGTGTATATCCAAACACCGCTTCGCAACACAGAACAAAATCATCAATAACATTCTGATCAGTGTTGATAAACCCAATGGTGTTTTTATTCATGAACCCATCGGATATGAGATAGCCAGTTAACCGTGCAAGTTCCGACGTAACCGAAGTAAGAGGCTTGAATTGCTTGCTTGAGGCGTGTGAGTTCTGAATAAACCCGTCTTTTAGCCTTGCGTTCTTCTTAGACCATGTGTTTGTACCGTAAGGCATAACACCATAGTCGCCTATGCGTAGCTTGTCTGCACGCACCCACTCTTGGTCCAACTGCTCGTTTAAGACTTGAACGCGATGGTCAGGCGTGACAATGATCGAGTGTCCGCTAGCGTAAGTCACCTTCAAGCATTTACGGCGCTTAGACGTAAGTCCACCGTGAGAGGTGAATCTTGATCCAGAATCCGTAGCGACACGGGCACGCATTGGTTGCATTCCGACGGAAGTCGGTTTACCTACAAAGTCCTCAATCTTGAGAATGCCACGGTCTGTGAAAACAGTGCTGCCTTTAGCAACGCAGTATTCGTTGAACGCAACAATACCCCACACCAATTGCTCGATGTAGGGTTTTTCACCGTTGGTCATGGCGAAGCGGTCGGTCGTGCACCACTCATACACGTTCTTGGCGACAGGGATACCCGAGTCGTCAATCTTCATATCGCGCGGCACTAGGACTTTGGAATCCACAACCTCACGAATAGTACGAGCAATGTCGATTTCCGCTTCGTCCAACATACCAGACGCAGCGACCATGTGAGCGGCGCGGTTCATGTTGTCGGGATCGAAATCCTCGGCAGCACCCGCCGTACCGCCACGCAGTNCATTCAAGAATTGGAACGGGTCGGAGAGAGCTAGATCATAGCTATTACCTCCGACTATGCCTTTTCCCTTCTTGATTTTCATGTTTTACTTCCTCGATGCGCGAACGCCCAACGTGTTCTGCGGACCATTCGTCTCTATGTCAGATTCGATACCCGACTGCTTGACGGTGGCTGCATAGTGTTTGTGCATTGCGGCGATGGCATCTGGAATCTTACGCTTGTTCAGTGCTAGGATCATTTCATCGGCGGTCTTGATTGTAAGCCTGCCGAGTAGTGTCTTCTTCACCGATTCAGGTAATGTTGTGCTCATATTGACGAATGCAACCAGTGTATTCAGTCGAGCCAAAGGCACGAACGCTTCACCGATAGATTCATCCATTTCGAGCTCCATGCCCAACCCATCACGCAATGCTGCTTCTACGAAATTAGAAGCATCCTCGTGGGCGAAAAGCAGGCTAGCAGACTCGAATAGAGCGGTACGGAATTGTTCCTCCCGGGTAAGAGTTTGGTCACGAATGTCGTTCAAAAGGACGTCCGGGACCTCTATTTCGTTCTCTCCTACAACACCATAGTCGTGCTTGTTGTAGTTGATACCATCGAAGCGTGGGTCGTCGATTTCCTCAATGTCAGGAAAATCAACTTCGATGGGTTCGAGTTCCTCGAATTGAGGTAACTCAGGTTCTTTAGGAGCATCGGTAACAGGCGCAGAGACGATGGTACCTAGCGTAGGGAGAGTGGCGCGCTTTACTTTGCGAGGACGTACCTCGGTAGGTATTGGTTCATCAGCGCGACGCACTCCCAAAAAAGCAAAGCTGGGGAGACGATCCCCAGCCTGCTCACTCAGATCACCGAACAGGCTAAGCGAGAGCGTAGTCTGCTGGGGCGTCGTCATCGTCATCGTCGGTTCGCTTGGATTTGCCTTTCTTTTTCTTCGGCTTGTCGTCTGCGTCTGACTTTCGTTTTCCTTTGCTCCCTTTGTCTTTCTTTGACTTTCGGGGAGGCGCATCATCTTCGTCCTCGGAACTGTAGTTCACTTGAGCGTCTGGCATGTTCTCTGCGGTCATGATATCGTAGCGTTCGGCCAACTCGAAGTTGAATACCTCACCATCACGATCCTTCTCACAACGAACCGGCAAGATGCGAAGTTCGCGCTGCTCAGGCTTAGTGTAGTTCCACTGCCACATGGTATCGGCGTGCTCTTTGATACCCTTGGAGTAACGCAACTTATCCGTGGTATCGTCAAGCTGTGCAAGAATCACAACGAGGCAACCAGTCTCACGACTGAATCGCTTAGCAACGGCTGCGACTTCACTCAACTGGAACCACTGAGACTCGTGGTCCATGCCTTGCAACAGGCCGATGTAGTCGATCATAATGATCTTGTAGCCGAACGGCTTGACCATACGAAACACGTCATCGATGCTGACGCCACGAGTCGGACTGACTGTGGTGTACGCAATACCGTGTTTCTTACCGTGCTCCGAGAACTTATCGAAGGCGATCTTGACGTTCTGCTTATCCGCCAGACTCAACTTGTTCTCTTTGAACTTGTTGAACGGTATCTTGGTCAAGTGCGAAGCGAGACGCCGAGTCTCCTGCTCGTCATCCATTTCCAGTGAGATACGACAGACCGACTTCTTGGCTTTAAGATACAAGCTAACGCCAAGGTTCATCGCAACCGTAGACTTACCGCCAGACGTTGTAGCCGAAATGATGAACACGCCGGTTTCAGGCAGACCACCGTTTCGATTGTCATACTCGACATACCCTGTCTTGATTCGAGGGCTTGTCTTACGGTTGATCACGTTATCCACGATCTGAGCGGACGAGTCGTTCGTACCAAAGTTAAGGAAGAACTGATCATCTGCCAGATTGGCATTTGCCTTAGCAACGGCCTCTGTTACCTGGGATAGCAGCGCGTCGATATCTACTTGTGGTTTGTCTAACTCCTCAAAGCTGTCTTTGCAGATGCCGTAGATGGCGCGAATCTTTCGATACCGCTCCAGAATCTCCAACAGCGATCTGGTCTGTTTCTTGTTTGTGCAGGGCTTGGCCTTGCGTATCTGAGTTTTCAGTACGTCACGCAAATCTTCGTCGATTGTAGGATCGGCAGCCAGCGAATTGAAGTCAATCAACTCAAACCGCTTCTTGGCTAGCGTGTCGATCCTACGGAATGCTGCCAGAGTAGGAGCATTATGAAAGTGCTCCTTAGACAGCTTTCCGAGAAGTGTGCTGCGTACATTAGCTGGGATGGAGTCGTCGGTCAGTGTCTTGATGCACCGAACCTCTGTCTCCTGATCATATAGCAGCGCCATCAGTGTTCACTCAACTTATACCCAAAGGGATAATTCAGGGTACTTGGAAATCACGGAAGTAACCCACGTGGACCACAGCTCACTATCAGTCAGGTGTATGTGACTGACCTTGCGAGTGCCAGCTCGTTGGTTATTCGGGTCTACCTTGCGAGTGTAACGGTTGATAGAGAAGCGCTTGAATGGCATTTCCATGGCAGCTACTGCACAATCGAAGTCTTGACGACTCACGGTCATGGCGTTGCTGAGGAGTGCAAAACATTTCCCAGAACTGATGTTGGGGTTCTCTCGAACCACTTTGTCGAGGTTCAGGAACAGTAGGCGTTTGTAGTTGTCTTCCAGCTTATTGCCGAAACAAGCAAACGCGGCCCGCTCTAGTGTGTCAGCGTCGAGCTTCATGCAACGCTCCTATGCTTGATAAGTTCGGTTGCTACTTTTTTGAGGAATCGTCCGAGACGGTCTTGGCATACATTGAAGTGCTCAGCCATGTGGACGACAACATTTTCGTGTTTGGTACGCTGCACGAAATCAGCACAGTCTTCGTCGGAACGGATTATGTCACGACTGCGCAGGTATCGGGTGAAGCGCGAATCTTCGTGGCCACTCGTAATCAAAATTGCGCGTCGGCGAACGTTGGACTTGCCGAGGTTCTTAACTACCCGATCGAAGTTCAGATCGGAAATCAGCTTGCTGTTATCACTCTGGTTGATCGAGTTGAGCGTGGAATCGTAGGCAAACAGATCATCGCCGTCGATAACAGCCAACTGGTTCTCGGACACACAAGTCAGGGCAAAACTCTGTCCACCGAATCCGTCCTTGCCTGTGTTGCTCAAACGTCGGCGCTTGTCGCTGGTCTTCGAGTTAATGATGTTGAGTGCATGGTTGGTGCACGTAGTCCGAAGATAGTTGAGCACATGCGCGTCGGTCTTCGTTGTCGGTACCATCATGTAGTAAGCCTTAATGGCCTTGTACAGAAGATCGTTGTTGAAGTCCGTGAACTCCGAATTCTCAGCCTTGACCAGGAATCGGAGTTTCTTGAAAGTCTTCTGACGGATGTGCTGCATTAGCTCCTGATACATCAGGTTGAAATCCCGACGAGTGCGTTCAACTGCACCCTCGCGAATCTCGTTCGTCGTGATGTTTCGCACGCGCTTGGAGTTGCGCATATCACGACGGAAGTTCCTTTGAGTGAAGCAGCGGCGAAGCAGTACCACATCGTTACGCACCATGTCAAACGCATTGGCATAGTGGTGGATGTTCTCGATGTTTACAGCTACCTTGCACAGGTTCAAACTGAAAAACTTGACGTTCAGGGTGAAATAGGAGAACTCCGTGAGCATTAACCGGAAATCCTTTGCGCTGATTTCGAGGTCGCGGAAACGAACGTTCTCCTTGAGGAAGTGCTGATACTCGTAGGCATCGATTACGCCACACAGGTACGAGACAGTGGATTGTGCCACTTTCAAGGTGCGATCAGATTCGAGGTCGAGTTTCAGAACGTGACGCAATGCTGAACACAAACTTTCCATCTATCAGTCCCCAGATACCGAAATGATCAGATCACCCTTGTCCTCTTTCGAGGAACGCTTGTAGCGCTGGGCCTCTTTACCAACGTCACGTCCGGACATCATGCCGTTAACAAGATCGACCAAATCAACGGTCTTCTTGCCTTTGCGGCGCGGTGCCTTGTTCTCTTTGAACACGGTGTCGATGGTAGTGATCTGACCTCCAGCAGAATCTGAGGTCATGTTGAGTTCGTATTCTTCCTCTGCACGGAGCTTCTTGGTGATCAAGCGCTCAGTATCAGGATCGACCAGACGACCGCGAGCGATCATACGCTTGCGCATTTCGTCAAAGTCCTCAGCCTTGATAATGTGAGGGAAACACTGCTTGCTGTAGGTCAGGTTACAACGAACCGTCCTGCGAAGTGATGCGGACGTATTCGCTGCTGGCCGACAGCACGATGGCAGACATAAAGTTGCTCAGGTAGTCTGCATTCGCCGCGCCACGGTAGCGCACATAAACTTTCTGGCCGAAGTGAAGTCCTGCGCGGCGCGTCTTCTTTTCGTTGTACAGCAACGAGGCGAGAGAACGCAGGCCGTCATCAGGAATCTCTTGGATGAGAGACACCAGGCTATCGAACGCATTACGACGCATCAGCGGCTTCAATGGCTTTGCGTCAGCGATGAAATAGGCACAGGTTTTTGAAGTAGAGGTTTTATCTAGTTTGCTGCAAACATGCTTTTTATCGGGTACTAGCTTTTCACACTTAAATCCAACACATTCACCACAAAGAGGTTGAAGGCTTTTTAGTCCTGCTTTTACCTGTTTGCGACTGCGAGTTGTCATCTTGTCCATCTAAATAACCCTTTTTCTTTAGTGTCTCAGCGAGACAGAGAAGCAGCGCTTGGTCCAGATTCCGAAGCCCTGAGTCGATCTTAAACAGATGGAGTGCTTTGTGCACCTCATCTGGAATACGCGAACTGATCATCCACTGCTTGCCAGCTACACCAACATCGGCAGCGGACAGGATGGCAGACACGAGAATGTCCAAATAGGGTTTGGCATTTTGTTCCTGTGTATCGTTCGCCCAATACTGACGCTTGATTTTGCGACCAGTACGAACTTGTGCAACTACCGCCTCAGAGTGAGCGTGAAGCAGGTTGTGACACTGCGAACATAACGGGATTTGCAGGCTATCTTTTCCTCCAAGTGCCTGCGGCGTAGTATGATGCCAATGCAGCAAGGTGAAGTGTTTGACGCAGATCGTGCAAAGACCTTCGTTGTACTTCACCTGTCCTTGACTACTCATCTTCGTTGAGGCTAAAAGGTAAGCCCCATTCAACTTCGATTGTGTTCAATGTTTGTGCCAATGCCTTCCGCTGTGCATCGGTTACAATCCACGCCAACCACATTTTCGGGTTGCGGGGATTTGGTACGAACTGCGAACTGGCCAACGAGTAACGGACATGGCTGCGAGCGTTGATCGTTTCGATCAGTTCGATCAGCTTGTCGTTAGCAGCGGTGTGGGCTAGTTCACGCTTGGGTCCAGAGAGCTTTGCGATCTTGTATCCGCGCTTTGTCTTGCGAACACCAGAATCAATTCCCAACTCTTTGTGGTCGAAAGCGATCATCGACTGGTTTTCCAGTACGATGTAGCCGTCGCCAACGCGAGTCACTTTGAAGCCTGCCCGTTCCAGTTTGCTCGGATCAATCTGAACACCAATGTCTTTGAACAGCGGTGTGATCGGCATGTGGAACGCGGTAAACGGCAGACCCTTCAAGGAGGTCGGGAGTTTGTTGTAGCTCTTGGCATACGAACGAGCGAGGTCACCGATAGCACGATCGGCAGTCACGTCGGAGCCCATTTTCTGGCTAGTGCGACGGCTGCGTACGGATACGATGTGGGATTCAATGGCCTGCTTGATATCGTCGAACGGGAACGAGTCGTGGTAGCTCTGGACAAGTTCACGCTGAGAGAGACGGTCACCTTTATCTGCGAAGATGGTGGCGTTCGCAATCTCGGTAGTCACGCGCAATACGCGGTTCAACAGAGAGCTAATGCCGCTCGGAACCAATTCTCTGGTGTCTTCGTTGGTACGATAGACCTTGAGTTGTGCCTGAGCATCTTCAACATCGGTGAGGATGGACGTGAGCGCGAGACGAATCTGGCTCAGTTTGAGAGGTGTGCCTTTGATCGCAGTAGCAATCAGGTCGTCCAGTTTCTTGGACGAAACGTACAGGTCAACGAGTTGCTGAGCTACCTCAGGTTTCTCGTTATGCTTCAATGATGCAACATAGTTGTCTAGCATGGTATTCCCCGTTACCAATGAGTGACGAATAAGTAAATTACATCTACCAGTTCGTCAGAGCGCAGTGCCGAAACACTGGATGCAGAGTCCTGTACCGACTCTGGTGTATTGCATTCCCTAATGTACAGACGGCCACTTATGTTTGTGATCCTGTCTGCTCCTTGTCAAACCTTAACTAAGAACGTAACCGTTAGAGCAATCGCTCGACTTCGACTACATGACCATTATAGCACGCGGGTCTGTGTCTGTCAAGTCGAGCGACTGTTCATTTTTTAACCAGTTACTCGTCGTCAGCCTCGTCACTAACAGCGACCTTCGACTTGGTGTTCTCAGCTTTGAGGGCTAGCTTGAGCATCTTGTAGGCTTCACCGCTGGAGACTTGCTTGCGGCACCATTCGTAAAGTCGGAATGGTTTCACCTTGAGCTTGTTGCAACCCTTCTTGATCAGGTCGTTCGACCCGTCGATCAATGCTTTGAACTCGATCCACGACACGGTCTTACCTTCAAGAGGACCGGTGAGGAACTTGAGCTTCTTGCGATTACCACCGAGTTGACCTGTCATCTTGAGATACTGGTACGCATCCCATACGCGACAGAAGCCGCTTGCGTTACCGTCAGCATCGGACACACGAATACGCAGGGAAACTTCCGCGGCTTGCGGACCACCCAGCTTGTTCTTGTGTGCCTTGCACTTCAGGTAACGATACTTGTCAACGCCTTCGCCGCTGATGGTATCTTCTTCCTCAAATTGACCTTTGGCGTGGGGGACACTTACGCTGGTCATCTTGAGTCGGCAGTCGGAGTAGAAACGAAGTGCTTTACCACCGGGTTCCTGCTCGGTCGGACCATACATCGCCATCGGAATATCACGCAACTGGTTAATCCCGAGAACGATGATACGCTTACTGCGCATCGCACCTTTCACACGCGGCAAGTTGGCTGCGTGCATACGCGCTTGGGAGCCGAGCGACTTGTCACCTTCTTCCTTGTCGTCTGTCTGCTTCGGTACCATCGCTGGATACGAGTCAACGAGGACGACAGCTTGAGGCATCCCGTTAGGTGCTTCAAGTCGGAACTTGTTTTCGCGGCGGAAGAACTCCTTGTCGTACTTACCAGCAAGGGCTTTTTGGTTGACCTTGGTGTTTTCGTAGATGTAGTAGAACTTACCGTCTTCCTGAATGAGGTCAGGCAGAACCTTTTCGAGCTTGGCGAGGTAGTTGTAGAAGTCCTCACCGACACTCGGCGCGTAGTAGCGAACGCGAGGAGGGACGATCCAACCAGTGGAGTCTTTCACGCCGAACACGTTATCAACGCTAATGCGCTTGCCGTGGTTCATGTACTTGAAGATGTTTTCGGCGTAGTCAGCCTGGAACGAACCTTCATAGTCGAACATCGAACCGATGCCCTGGAAGTCTTTGTTGGTAGCGATACTACCCATCGCAGTAGTTGCGAGCGTGGACTTACAGGACTGTTCACCGCCGAAGAAGGTGTACCAACCGCCAGGCAGAAGTCCGCCCGCGAGAATGGTATCGACAGACAGAAGGCCGGTAGAGAGACGATCCTCAGACTCGCTTACCGCCATGGACATTAGTCCAAACTTCTTTTCCATCGCGTCGATTTCACTGCCCAAGTGAGCATAGGGGTTAAACCCCTGATCGACTTCTTCTGCTTTTCCTTTCTTGCCTTTTTTCTTTGGAGCTGCGTCACCGCTAACGTCAACCGTCTCGTCGGCAACCTTCTTTTTCTTCGCCATCTTAATCTCCGAAACGAACATAGGTGGGCCGAAGCCCACCTGACTACTTACTCGTCGTCATCGTCCCAGGAAGTCTTCTTCGACTTCTTCTTGGACTTGCCAGCGTCTTTGTCTTTCGACTTCTTGGACTTGGCAGACTTGTCGCCCTTTTTCTTCTTGGGCTCATCTTCGTCATCGTCATCCGACTTGGACTTCTTGCCTTTCTTTTTCTTCGGCTTGTCATCCTCATCATCGTCGTCGTCATCAGAGAAAGCAGGTTTTTTCTTCTTGCTTTTCTTCGGTTCGTCGTCGTCATCATCGTCAGACTTTTTCGACTTCTTGCCCTTCTTCTTTTTGGGCTCATCGTCGTCGTCGTCGTCGGCGAACGCGGCTTTCTTCTTCTTGGACTTCTTCGGCTTGTCGTCTTCGTCATCATCCTCATCGTCAGAGAATGCTTTCTTGGACTTCTTGCCTTTCTTGGACTTCTTGGAATCATCGCCGAGGTTGTAACCTTCGTCATCCTCGTCGTCCGGCGTGTCACCACCAACAACGTCCATACGCTTGAAGTCTTCTTCGGCTTGCTTCTGTTCCATGCGTCCGGTGACGTCCAGCAGTTCGCTGTCGAGCTTCCACTTGAGGTAAGCCTTCTCATCATCGGTCAGCGGAGTGCGCTCGTCTTTGTCTGCACTGTACTTGTCAGTACCTGCACCCTTCGGCTTGAACTTGACGCGGATGTCGATGCCGTACTTTTCGTGGGTAACGTCGTAGGCTTTCTTCGACTTGTCTTTACCCTTGACCATGTTGCCTTCGCTCAACTCTTGAATGCGCTGAGCAACAGAGGAGGTGATACGACAGACACGGATCGGAGTCCAGGACTTGGAGCGAATGTCTTTGAAGCCAGACTTGCGTTCTTCTTTCGTCGGTTCAGACTTCTTGCGCGGCTCGTCTTCTTGAATCTCGCGGATGATGGCGTTTGCGAGGTAGAAGAACTCGTAGCGTGCGCTGCCTTCTTGGCCGTGAGTCAGTTCGCAGTACGGGCATTTGATCGGCTTGCCTGCAGCGTTCTTGCGCGGCTCGTTCTCGTTCTCTGGATCGAATGCGATGCAGTAACGAGGGATGGTGATTTCTTTCTTCTCTTTGCCTGCGAGAATCTTGATCCAGTGACGCTTGACTGGCAGAATCTTGCCGGGAAGGAAACGAACCTGCGACCATTCGTCGGCGGGCCATTTGTGCATTTCAATGACTTCATCCAGCTTGACCGAATCTTTACTTCCGGTGCGTGGCTGGAGACTTCCAAATCCACTCATTATAGTGACTCCTGTTGAACACGTTAGTTATTGACAGTTTTCCTCAAGCGAGTGCTGCCGCATGAGTTCGATTTCTTCTGGGGTGAAGAACTCCCCGATATCGAGCGTCAAGCGGGCGACCCCATCCCTGTCTACTTCTTTTGCGAGTAGCTGAACCAACTGCTGTGCCTCTAGTCGCTCAAAGTCGTCGGTCATCGCATGACCATCGGACAAAGTAGAGTACAGGTTGCGTTCGTCTTCCTCCCCCGGCTTTGTAAGAGCATCGAGCGAGACACTGAAATTAACCTCGGTGCTGCGACCCTCCGCGAGTTTTCGCTTCTGCGATTGCGGAACCGTATATGCGACACCGTACTCATGGTCAGCACTGCATGTTTGAGCGTTGAGGACCCACCAGTTGATGTACGTGGTGAGTGCTCCCTTGGACGAGTCGTACTTATCCAGGGCCACGACAATGGCTTTCAGGATCGATTGCTTCAAGTCGTGAAAATCGAGTTGGTTGTTCTGGTTGGCGTTCATGTGCGACTTAGCTTGGGCACTGCTATGTCGCAAGTAGTTGTCCAACACTGCGGACCTGAAGGTGTAGAACTTCTTCAGGTACCCATCAGACAGAGTAACCATTCGATACATATCGGAACGTTTGACGCCCGCGCCGATGTATGCCAAGTTATCAACCGTTGCCTTATTATCAGCGCTCGGGTCGAGCAGAAACCTGTAGTAAGCAGGCAGAAAGTCTTTGTTGTCCTCAAGGAAGCGCTTGATGAACCCATGTACGAAAGAGCGCTCAACGCGACATTCTCGAATGGTCCGAAACTTAAACGCACGGTCGCTATGCGTAAGGAACGCGCATAGGTTTTCGATCAGCTCCTCTCGCGGCACACTAGACAACTTGCGCTTGCGATTGGTAGCAACCAGAGTCAACACATGGCTGACTTGGCTATCAAAGATTTCGGAGTTCAGTACGATTGGTTCAAGCGCTTTGTAGAGCAACATATCCATGACCTTCTGGATTTGTTCCCCAGTAAGGTTCTTGTCCATGTTACCCACCTATGAGATTACGTAGTTGTGCAGTAGGGACGTTCTTGTAGGTCTCGTAGATACGTTCCAGCAAGTCATCGAAAGTCTCATTCAAGCTGACTGTTCGTTCGGCTAACGTGAGTTTCATGAATGGTGGTTTCGGTTGAGGCAGCTTGCAAAACTCCAGATCGTCTCGGGCCGCTCGAAAAATATATGCGCTGATGAGACGGTGACGGTCGCGCTCATCGCTCTGTTCTTCCATAGCGTTGCGCAGGTCGCGGTTATCGACGGTCAACTTTCCGACTTTGGCAACGACTTCTTCCGAGTTAGCTTTGGCCTCGTTGTACATTTGTACGGCACGAAGTGCAGACGCAGACACTTCTTGCAGTCGAGCTTCCAAGTCGGCCTGCACGTTGCCGGCTAGCTTGAGTTCCTCTATGTGCTTTTCGACTGTCTCTGCCATTCGTGTGGACAGTTCGGACAGTGCTTGCCGATACGATTCCAATTGGATATGCAAAGCGCGTTCGTTCACGGTCATGGTCGTATATCCTTCAAAATCTTTTTGAGTTCATCTGCGTACGGATAGTCGCTCTCCGTAATATCATCCAACGCACGCCACAGCGACTTGTCGGTGCGGTAGTAGATGATAGCTCCGCCGTACGAATGGTTGAGGACGTCATCGCAGTACAACCAAGAGAAGCTGTCTGGCTGATATCCAAACTCTTGGTTAAGTTCGGCGCGGGTTGCCAGTTTGGTTAGAGTCTCAAACGGGCCTGTCGTGCAGTCATTCCCTACGATGAGAACATCGTCAACCGTGCGTTTAATCGAGGAGGGGAAGAATGCTATGCAGTTGTCGCTCTCAACAAACAGGCGAATCATGCCACTGCCGACTAAGAATCCTGACATAGTGCGATACACTCCTGCAGGTAATAGGCATGCACGTAGTTGCTATCTGCTAGAAGGCGCAACGTATCTATAGGGTTCCCAGTAACGCGCATGAAATTCAGGTAAGTTGCGCCGTTATGGAACAACTCGTATGCACACATTAAACCTGGGCAACTGGGACTCGGCCGTCCGAACTCAACAGCTAGATCAGCAAGGTTGGAGAACAACAGAATCTTACCCATCTGACCCTGCGGTGCGTGGCTTATGATCAGAGGGTCTTTTGGTGACGGATACAGAGGAAAGAACACTGCATACCCGAGCATGCCGCTTGTGTCGATTATGATCATACGTCTTTCTCTATGGCAACTTTGGCAAGTGCGATGATGTGCTTGCAGCAACCTGGGGCCAGCCTTGGGTTGGTGAAATTAGGCGGCTCACCGTTGCTGTATATCAAACGAGACGCACCGACACTCGCGTTCGCGTACTCGAAGACGTACACGAAATTTTCACAATTGTGGGCGATAACACCATTGGCTGCAAAGCGATGCGGACCCGGAACAGTGATATCATACACATGCTGCTTGCCTGCATAGGTGATACTCTGGATTTTCACCCAAGGTTTACGCGTCTTGACTGCAACGCGTTCAATGCGCTCACGATGGTACTTCGACAATGCCACGTTAGGTAGAATGTTGCACTGGTTCGAGATACGCAACGCCCACTATTTCTTTCTTCGAGGTGAGCAGGTTGCCGTTAACTTCGTTCGTCACAACACCGGCAGCGCGCTCGCGGTAGAACGTGGTTTGAGTGTATCCATACTCCATGAGTTTCCATGTGAGTTGTTCAAGATACTCTTTGGCGCCACGAATCAGGATATCACCGTTTGCATATGTTGTACCATCAGTAGCAACGAGCCCAGACAGGTAACCCATGGTCTGGGTGAGCGAATCCAACTTTACCGACTTCTTGTTCTCAAACTGATAGCGAGCTGCCAGTTCAATTGCACGATGGGTAAGTTGCACGTTGATTGCGTCTCGACCCTTCACAGGCTCCACGTCATTCACCAGATCGTGTTTGATCAGGCGTTTCAGAATAACGTCTTTGTCGCCGTACAGCCTGAGGTTCATTCGACCGCTAGCGAACAGGGTGCCGTCACCTTGCATAACACCGATGAAGAATGCTTCCCAGTAATCGCTGTCTCGCTCAACCTTCTCAGACTGGAATGCGTTTGTCAGTAATGCGTCGCCGACTTTCAGATCACCGAGTTCTGTCCATTCTTCCAATGTCTTGCGATTTCCAAGTGCGATGTGCTGCAAGAACTTGTGGTCCTTAGTGGCAGTGATCGACAGGCCATTGCTCAACTGGAGCTTCCAGACTTTCTTCATACCCGTGTGAAACGGTGCAGACCCGGCAAACATTTCTCCATTGACGTTGTACTGCAAAGGGTAGTATTCAGGTTCGAATGGTTGTGCAATCTCGAAGATCGTCTGCCACCCTTTATCAGTCAGTACCTTTGTATCCCCAGTGACACAGGAGCACTGAACGAGTACCTTACGATGCCTGTTCACTGGCTTAGACAGGTCTTCGTCCATGCCGATGATGTATGTCTCATGCACACGACGCACGCGATCCTTTCGCCACAGATCGTATGTGACCATTGCACCTTTGATGCAGGGACGGAGCGTCTTGGTCTTTAACTTGGTGACCTTCTTAGCTTCGACGTCCACTGCGTTGTTGATGAACAGCTTAGGTGTAGCGCGAATCAACTGCCGCAGAGACATACCCTTTTTGGAAGCGGCAGTCTCTGGAAGTTGTCGAACTGGCATGGCTTCCATGCGCTTGAGTCGATACGGCATACCCTTGGCGAGTCGTTCCTTACCCGGTCGGGAAGACTTGTGAACAACAGCCTTACCGTCTTTCATCCGCTCTTTGGTCTTTGCCGCTTCACGCTTGGCAGCGGATGCTCTACCGCTTGTATTCTTGCGACTCTTTGTCAAGCCCTTGTAAGGTTTCTTCGCCATGGGTTACCTACCTGGGAGTTGCCTTGTACTTAGTCTTACGGAAGTGACGCTCAGCATCGCCTATGAGACTACGCAGCTTGCCAAGATCAGCACCGAGTTCTGCGCTGTAAGTAACAGGATCAAGATACGTCATGCCTTGGCTGCCGGCAATCGGAAGATAAATCTCGTTGATCTTCGCGTCCGTGTATACATGCTCATCAACGGAAACAACGTCGTACACCAGCGAAACATAATCTTTGGTGTTTGTGATACCTTGAGCTTCAAGGACGGGACGGAGCTCCGTGTAGTCAACAGGACCTTCGTAGGATTTCAACTCAAGATATCGAGTCTCCACCACGTCGTTTCCTGATTGCTCACGTATGCTCAACGTAGCCTGCTTGGTACTCAACATATCGTGAAGCACGGAATCGGGATCGTACCGCTTCGATTCAAATATGCGGCGCAACAACAGCAAGTCGTTCGTATTGAACTTGGACTTCATGAAAATGTGGAGTTGTTCATCCTCGTGAACCAGCTTTATGTAGCGGTTAAAGATTGCTGTGAAGGCAATCACTGTGAGGGCGTACATATGCTCTCGGGAGAACTCGTATAGACGAAAATCGCTAACGCCTTTACGTTCACATCGGGCTTCGGCTTCCTCGATGATGTGCTGAGGCAGACTAAGTTCCCAGTGAAGCGGCAGATACGATTGCTCTGTAACGTTGGGCATCTTCAATTATTCCTACAACCTTTGCTTTGGGTCTAGCTCGCTGAACAACGTCCAACAAAATGCAGGACGTATCCAGAATGCGGGCTTCCTGAGGAACGCCAAGTTCGTCGAAGAACGACTTGGGATTACTTGCTCGGAATCTCGGTAGCGGACCTGTGTTAAGTCCGATCATGACTTTGTAGACACGCTCTTGCCACGACGCTCCCCAGAGGGGTTCACCTCTTATGAGGATGGGCGTGAAACGGTGATGTACTTCAAAGCCACGTAGCTTCGCTTGGTATAAAGCCGAAGCCATGTTGCACACGTCTACGATTATCACAGCCTTACCGTCTGGCTTCAACAATCGCTCAATGTGATCGTAAATCTCCATTCGCGCATTAGCAAACCCAAGCGGAGTGAGTTGCTGCTGGGCTGCAAACAGGTTGTACTCCGGATAAGAGAATACCAGATCGACTGGCCGTTTCAAATGCGGCAGTACGTCATACAGGTTGTGGTGAATCAGTTTCAGTCGCTTGCCTGAAGTCAGTTGACGTGGGTGAGTGACTGAATGGCTGACGCGAGCAACAACCCAACCGTTGTGAATAGCGCAACGGGATATAACTGGAACATCGTCTGCCACGTAGCAGCCGCAGTTGTATAAATTGCGCATCGGCCAGTCTTCCATCTATCGCAACGAAGCCTCCGAGTCATCGATGTTTGAATCGTCTACGAACGCTGTGGCTTTCGCCATATCATGCGGAGATTTGACGGCTTCGGAGTTATTGCCAACGATGTTGTCTTTGTACGGATGAGGTTCGCCCTTGGTAAAGGCAATCATCTTCGATACGAAGTCGCCGTAAGCCGCTAGCGTCTCAGGTTGCAACTGGGAAAGAGTCTTAACTTCAATCCAGTTGGCATCCGTGATCGCGTAATGGAAATTCATCGTCTCGATGTTGAACGAGGCAATGAACAGGAAAGTCGGACCGCTCGTTTCTTCAAACGTTACTACGGTGTAGGTAGCAGAACGTAAATCGTCAAGTTGAACCCGCAAGTTCAGGGCTTGCGTGATTATCTCCTGAAAGCTGTTCATTTGCCTTCTCCTGTAAACTTAACATGGATGTGTCGTGAGCCGACTCATAGGTTAGGAGCAGCTTACGTGCGCTCTCCAGTTGTAGTTGTATGTTTACAGTAATGGCCAAGCTCTCACTTGGGATGGACAGTGCCTGAGCTAGTGCCCTTGCCACAGCGTCTTTGCTTTTGTCTTTCCACTCAGAGTTGGCGAACCGATCAGCAGTCTCAATGATCTGCTGGGCGAATGGGTTTACCCAGATGTTTTTCATCAGTTCGCCATGAGGACCCTCATAGATGAGTGACCACACGTATTCGAAGGCATACTCAAACGGTTGAACCGCTTGGCTCCCGTAGGCAAACTCAGAATGGAGTCGAACGCAGTTGTCGTCAATGTACTCGATCAACTGTTCTATGAAGGCCAGTTCTACGCGAGCCATGTCGAGGCAAGGCTGCGCAAGGATGAACCGTGCTTCCGTCTCCAAGATAGCCGCTTGGCTGCGGCGCTTCTGCGCTGCGAAACCTTTGGTGGATTTGTACTCCTCAATGCTGCGCTTTGCATCGATGACCTTGGCTTTGGCTCGATACGTTTCTGCGAATGCGGAGGATATGGAGAACAGGCGATCCTCCCGTTGTTCGTTGAGTAGTCGATACGCCTCGTCAACGGTAAAAGACTGACCCACAGTGATTGCGTATAGCTGATAGAGCGAATGTTTCCAGTTCATTTCTAAGGCACCGTAAACGAAAAAAGCGCGCCTACTAACTTTCGTGTTGGGCGCGCTTTCTCTACTCAGTGAATTTCACCGTGCGGGTGAAGATCAATCCAGCTCGTCGAAGTCGTCGAAATCTTCGTCGTTCTTCTTCGACTTGGCCTTGGCCGGCTTGTCAGCTTTCTTGGCTTTCTTGTCGGCTTTTGCCGGCTTCTCAGCCTTGTCAGCTTTCTTGGCTTTCTTGTCGGCTTTTGCCGGCTTCTCAGCCTTGTCAGCTTTCTTCGACTTCTTGTCGGCCTTGGTGGACTTCTCAGCCTTGTCAGCTTTCTTCGACTTCTTGTCGGCCTTGGCCGGCTTGTCAGCCTTGGACTTCTTGCCAGCAGGCGCAGCGCCATCAGCAGTCAGCTTCTCGACGGCGGCGATCTGAGCTTGAACGCCTTTCAGGCTTTCGGTAGCTTGCTTGGAGGCTTTCTCCATGGAAGACACGGTACCCTTGAGGGCGCGTTCTTCTTTGCGCAGACGGCTCAGTTCGGATTTCTTGTTGATGACGACTTCATTCTTAGCCATGTTTGGTAATTCCTGTTTGGAGGATAGTGAGTGAAGGTTGCTTCTATGAACCTTCTCTGGTTGAGCATACATTATATTAGTATGCTCAAACAATTTTCGTTTGAGCCCCAGTAAACTAGGGCTCGTTTGATTCAGGCGGCGATCAGGACGGGATCAGTCGAATTCTTCTTCGTCGTCCTCGTCTTCATCCTCGTCTTCGTCTTCGTCTTCATCCTCGTCTTCTTCGTCGTCCTCGTCTTCCTCGTCGTCTTCGTCGTCTTCTTC